GTCGAACACGACAAGGCGAAACGCCCCGTCACTGAAAGGCATGGCCCGGAAGTCTCCGACGACATCCGGCTTGATTTCCAGAGTTCGCCCGTCGCAAAGCGTGTGTGTTTCCTCCCGGCGGTCCATGAACACCACGTCAGGATGGCGGCGGTCAAACCAGAACATGCGGGAGCCGCAGCAGGCGTCAAGAATGGCTTTCATTCCCCCTCCTTTCCTTCTTGGAATCTGCCAAGCAAAACCCGGAATGCAGTTGCCGCCACTGCAGGAACTTGCCCGTTGCCAAGGGCTTTAAGCTCGTCCACTTCTGGGGCCACCCCATCATCAGGGCGGCGAAAGACGCTGACACACACATCCCCCTGACTCGCTTCCCACCGCTCCTGACATAGAGATATGCCAGGTAATCTTCCAAATTCCCTTTTGGTTTGCCTTCCTCCGCTCTCTTCCAACACAGTCCATATTTGGCGATACATGCACGCATGGTGGGCAAGAAGCCATAATCTGGCGCGGCGATGGGGTAATCCAACGGCGTCAGCTCCCAGCACACACCATGCAGCATCATACCCGATGCGGGCAAGGTCACCGAGGATTCTGGCAAGTCCTCTTCCCACAAGCAGAGGTGAGTTTTCCAGGAATGCGAATTCCGGTCGTACTTCATTGATAATTCGGTGCATTTCCCGCCAGAGGCCGGAGCGGGCGCCGTCAATGCCGGCGCCTTTTCCTGCGGCTGAAATGTCCTGGCACGGGAAGCCTCCAGATACCACGTCAACAAGGCCGCGCCACGGTCGTCCGTCAAAGGTTCGTACGTCATCCCAAACCGGGAAAGGCGGGAGTAAGCCGTCATTCTGTCGGGCGAGCAGTACGCTTGCGGGATAGGGTTCAAGTTCGACAGCGCAAACGGTGCGGAATCCGAGCAGCTCGCTTCCAAGTATGCCTCCACCAGCGCCCGCGAAAAGATGTAGCTCATTCACTCTCCCTCCTTTCCATTCATCAGGTTAAATTCTGGCTGTTCCCACATGACTCCACACTCACACGGCATTCGAAAATCGGAGGGTCTCACCAAACCTTGAAGGTAGTCTTGGCGGAGTTGAGATAGAGGATAAAATATCTTTTCCCCGTTAACAGTTCTCCTTAAAATGGTATTATGTTTCCCGGTTGAATCTCGAAATCGTTGTTCCATCCTTTCATGGAAGGCAAACCTCTCCGGCATCTTTTCCAAAAGATTTACAAAATGACCAATACCCGCTTTGAAACAAAAACCGCCGCAATTTGCATGGTTAAAACCCATGTCGTATAACCTTGGAAGCCTGACATTGTATCCTTCCAACCAGCTTTTAATCTCGCAGTAGGAATAAGGTTTTTCAGCCAGTGGAAACCACCAGTTCCATTCCGGTTTGTTTTTTCGGAGCCTTTCACACCGTTCTATTTCTTCAATGTTAAACCCAATAACGATACGAGTTTCTGGTGTGCAATGCTTACGCATCCATGTGTCTAGCGGTTTACGTTTGAGCAATATTGAGCAAAATCCCACGCGGGAATTTGCCATCATGCCCTCTCCGCCTGAACCATCCTGCCCAGTACACAGTTCCCACGGAGTAATATAAGCATCCGGATTTTTCGCTCCTTTATGGCCGCGCATACGGACAATGTGAAGCTGGCATCCCAAGGCACCCGCACCTTGGACGATAAAGCGGTAATTATCTTCATCTTCGATCCCGGTGTCGGCGAAGACTAAATCTACTTCGTCCGGCCCATACTGATCAACGGCTAACTTGGCTGCACCCCAAGACATAAGGCCACCACTGTAATTCACACAGACTTTCACTCATCCTCCTTTCTTGGCTCCCAGTAAACAGGCCATCCTTCATGGACGCAGGCTGCGCAGAACTTGTACTGCGTTAGCTCATGTTTACAGTTCGAGCATCTCCGTCGCATAGGATGCACCCACGCCCTGCACGCGGCCCGCTTCCGGCGGACGTCACCGATAACATTGTACAACTTAAAGTCGTCCCATAAGCCTCCGCGAAATTGAAGTGGCAGCTCGTGATATTCCATTTTAAATCGTATTCGGGCGTTATTGCGAATCCTTTCAATTCTGGTTTCGAGAGTTTCGACTGCTTTTCCGTATTCGTAAAAAGCTTTCTGTTCAGGCGTCAGTTTCATGCGAGCCTCCTTTCAAACACGATTTCCACCTGTCCGGCGCGTCCCAGGTCGTGAATCCGCTCAATCCCGGCGCAATCCAGCGTCCTGTCGTCAATGCCCATAGCCTTGCAGGCCCCGTCCAGATACGCCTTGCAGCGCGCCAGGCAATTATCCGTGTCCGGCTTCGGTCCCTTGAAAAACCAGATCACCCGGTAATGCGTCGGTTGCATCCTCCGGCCATTCAGGGCTTCACAAGTCCTGCCCCAGGCTATATTCCGGGCGCGGCTCTTGGCAGCCGTCTTCTTATAACCGGCCACAATGGCCCCCCTCTGCGTGAGAGGGGCCTTCGCATTGGGGGACAAACACCGCGGCGTGTGGGGCAAAGTAATGGTCAGCGTGGTCATCATGCCGCACCTCCTTCCACTTCCTTCACGGATCCGTCAGAAACCTTCACTTCCGCGCATCCCGCCAGCGTCTTACGCAGCCAATCCTTGGACTCGGCCACCTTGGCGCCGGCATCCGCAGCCTTACGCACGGAATGCACCAGCTTATCCAGATCGGTAATCCCTACCTTGCAGCAGGCCGTAAACGCCTGCGCCGTGATGTCGTCGGGGAACAAACCGTTAAGAATTTGAAAAGCCGCCGCGGCATCCGTCACCGTAAACGCCTTCTTGCCGGGAGCCAGAACCAGACCGGGAATCTCCACCTCGGCCCGCAGATCTGCCTTCACCTTGGACTCCACGGAAGCCGCCCACTTCTTCGCCAGTTTGGCAAGATCGTAGGCTTCCCTCCGTTTTTCGGGAGACCATTCTTCCCAGGCCGCCGTCAAATCCCCGGACGTCACCTGCACCAAAGCCAGCTTCACCGCCGGGCAGGAAGACTGGGCCCGGCAATACCGGCAAGCCTTCTCGCTGGGCTTCAACGGGGCGTGCTCATCCTGCGCCTGCTCAATGCAGGCCCGGAAAAACGCCCGCGCCTGCTCCACGCTCTCGCGGGTGTACCGGCAAACGGCAGGCTCCTTCCGGCTCGCGTAAGGCTGCAAAATGCACACAAACACCTCATCCGCATGGTACGCCTCGTGCCCATCCATCACCAGCACGGCCAGGGCGCTCAACTGCAAATTGCACTCCGCTGGAGAAACAGGAATGCGTCCAAATTTGTAATCCACCACCAAAGCCTTGCGGTCCCAAACAGCCACCATGTCCGGTTTTCCGGAAAACAGACGGTCCCGTTCAAATAGACGCACTTCCCGCACCGTCTGAACATCGGTCCAGTTTTCTTTCATCCCCAAGTGCTTTTCACACAGGGCCTTTTCCATCTCGCGGCACCAGGCCACAGCCTCGGCGTCCTCCGGGTCTTCCGGCATCGTCCCCTGTTCCATGTGAGCGTGCAGGATAGTTCCCATGGCGGCGTCCTCGCTCTCTTCGTCTATCGGGCATTTCCTTTCTGCATTCCAGCTTCCGGGGCAGAGGAAAAGCCGCTGCATCCCGCTCGCGCTGGGCAGCCCCTGACGTTCATCCCTGATCATTTCCATTGCGTCCATCATCGTCAACAAGTCAGGAGTTAATGCTCAAAAGAACCAAAGGAAGGCACATCCTCCGGCACATCCAGTCCGGGAATACCGTCTTCCGGCGCCGGTGCGGTTACAGGCGGCGGGGCCTGCGTCGTCCTGGGAGCTGCCTTTGGAGCGTGGGCAGATGCAGGAGTCTCCGGCAGGGAGGGGTCACGGGCGGGCTGGTCATCTACGGGGAACTCGTCTCTAACCTTCCTTACCCCCTCAACAATGCCGTTATAAACATTGCTCAAATCCCGCAATTCATTTACGGACATTTCTTCCAGTTTGTGACCCAACCTGGCTTCAAGCCGGGCACGCGTCACTCCATAGACTAAAAAATTAGCTTCCAGAGAGCGGAGAATATCATCCTTACTCCGCTTGAATCCGTTCTCCTGCGTAATCTTCACAGCTTCCATAGCTTCATCCGTCAGCCACCCGGGAAGCACCTGCAAAATGCAGGCGCGGATTCGGCGGGAAGCCATATTCGCGCAGAGTTCGTAAATATCCCGTTCGCTGTCCAAAGCAACACGTTTCATCACCTTCCTGCCCCCCTCATACTCGTTCTTGTCGCGGGTGTGAGGAACCGAAAAAGCAATTTCCCTCCTGACATTGGTCTCTTTGTCGAAACAATAGGCAAGACATTCGGACACATTGCAGCCGCTTCCATCCGCGCCCTTGGGATCCCAATGCCGGGCAACCTCCTTCCATCCGGCTTCCGCATTCCCCCAGGCCCCGATCAGCGCCTCCGCCAGACGGATGCTGGGGCCCGTCACGGTCGTATTTCCGCGAGGGTAGGAATAAGTGGCGGACTGCGCCAATTTCGGTTGATCGCAAGCCTGCTTCATCCTCAAGGTCACTTCGGCCAAATTCCGCGGAAACTGCTTGGCAATCCAGATCGACGCAAGCACGGAAGTAACGGCTGCATTGCTCGTCATGGCAGCCAGGGCCCCGCTTCCGGCGGAAGCCTGAACGGCAAACGGATTGCCCGGCGCTTGATTGGAAAGTTCGTTTGTTGTATTGGTATTCACGTTATTAGTATTCTATTGGTTAGCTATTGATAACAGGCCGGGGACCAGTTGGCGCTGGCCCCGGCCAACTCACTTTATCGGTCGATTTCTCCGGTGAAGGAGGATTTCGTACACAGGCACACGGCGCCGCGGTGAATCCGGTTCTCCGGCAGATCCTTTGCCAGCTTGTCGGCAATATCCTTAATCGCATTGCGTTCCGGGATGTCCGCGCGGACAAGCTGGTACACAAAATACAGCTTCCCATCAGCCAGGCGCACACGCAGGCGCACCTTGATTTGATACGTGGTATCTCCTTCAGCGCCCCGAATAACCGGGATCGCAATCGTGAACTCCGGGGGGACGTTCAATTCTCCACTCTTGGAATCCACCGTTTCGTTATAAGTCAGCTTCGTTTCGCCGTCGGAAGCCCGGTAGGCGGACTTAAACTCCACCTTGCGGTGCATGTCGAACTTGCTCGCCAGCGTCAGCATTTCAGACGGGGTGGGCTTCATCACATCCTTGCTGTTCTCTTCAAGGAATTCCACAAAATCCTTCTGGCTCATGCCCTGGCCGTCGTATTTGGTCCAATTCTCCCATTCCACCGTCTTGTTGAGCTGCATAGTGGCTTGGTGGTCCCCCCATCCATTACCATCGGGGGAATAATAATTGAGCACGGCGTTTACTTCTCTGTCGCTCACGTAAATCACGCTCCTGACGCCATTTTCGGCATCTTCCGCCTTCACGAAATCTGCCAGCGTTTCCAGGTCCAGCAGCTGAACACTGCCGGCCTTGCGAGGGGGCGTATTGCCCAGGCAATCCAGATGATACAGGGTATATCCATCCGGCACGACGGCGGCACGGCCATTCGCCACTTCCTGCACGCGTACGGCTGCCAGAGTTTCTTCGTTCAAGTTATCCATATAATTTAATTCTATAATGTTTATGTTGTTATGTGGTTGTTGGGAACTTAGGCGCGCTTAGCTACCTTGGCGGGGACTCCGGCATCAACATCGGCAGCAGCCGGGAATGTCACCTTCACAGGAGCATCCAGGTCCAGTTTCCCCTGGGCGGGGTCGTCCGTATGCAGGGCGCCGGAGGTATCGGCAAACATGATGCGCGGGGCAATCGTCGGATCCGGGATGCTGGCCGTAACCTTCGGTTCAATCACCACCTGATTCACGCCGCCTTTGCGCTTCACGGACAGCTTAAGAGTCAGGGATCCATTATTCCCGGTTGCCAGCACGGCGGAAACAAGGCTGGTCATCTTGGTGTCCAGGGCTTCTAAAAGGGCCCCTTCGTTAATCTCGGAAAGTCCTTCGAAAAAGACATCTCCGGGCACTTGTCGTTTAGTTACTTCACTCATAATATTGATGATCTAATAGTTAATAATAGATGACGAATCAGTCTTCGCATTCCTCGCACTCGCAACCAGCGATTCCGAGCATGGCGGCAATGGGATTCATCCGATCCTTCATTTTCGTTTTTTGCTGTTGTTCAAGGAACAAACGGACGCCTTCTCCCATAGTTTTTACATTGCCCTCAAAGCATTCGCCTGCTTTGAGAAGATAGCCGAAAGCGCTCGTCCACCCGTAAACTTTGAAATTCATTCTCTCAGACTGAAAAACGGAGCTGGAGGATTCTAATATGTGCCGAGTTTTTCTTTCTTCCGGGACCTCCAAAAAGGCGGAAAAAATAGCGCGCCCATCGTAACGCTTAATCAAATCAACAAGGTTATCAAGCGCGGCGCTGATTTCTTCTTTTGTGGATGCAACAGTATCGCAGCAGCAGGCTTCGTCCGGCGTGCAGGACTGCGCATTCTTTTCTTCGGTATTGTCCATTGTATTGGTATTCTATTGGTTATTGCTTTCCACGATCCGCGTGGAGCGGGACGGTTTTTCCAAACCGTCAAAAGCTTTCATGGGAGTGGGAGACTCCGGGCAAAACCCGGAATGCGGGCTCTTGCCGGCCTGCAGCTCGGCGTTATCCAGCTCCACCGCCAGCCAGAACAGGCACGCAGCGGAAAGACCAAAGGAGCAGGCACCCAAAAACTTGAAAAAGGTATTCATGCCGCAGCCCCCTTTCTTCTTCTGCGCGGGGGAAGAATATTCATATCCACTCCATTCACTTGAGGCTTCTGTGCATGATCCTGCTGGTGGATATAGCGCCATACAGACAGGGCAGGGAACTCATAGGGGCATCCGGCGCTTCCTGTTCCGGGCAACGCCTGAATGCTGCCATCCTGGACAAGGGCAAGAATGCGCTCTCTTCCCCAGCCCGTCATGAACCTTACGTCATCCAAAGTGACAACTACCTTGCCGCGGAAGGCGGCAATCGCCTGCGCCTCGTCGGAATCAGGCAATAATCCCACGCTCGCCGCCTCCGGGGAGGAAGGCACAGGAGAAGAAGCAGCCTCCTTAAGCACCCTGGCTATGGTTTCCAGGGCCTCCGCCAGACTCTTCAACGTTTTTTCATTCGTGCTCATGTTCGGTTAATTAAAATGGCCGCCCGGACGGGTATGCCCCGCGCCTGCCAGACCGTATTATTCTTATCTACCGATTTGTGTATTTTGGTTTTTAGGCCCCACCTGGGCCGGGCGATTAGTTAAAGCTCGTGCCAGCCGAGCAGCTTCAATTCTTCGATCAGGGCTTCTTCCATGGTTCAGTCGTCGTAGTGTCCGTCGGGGTTGTCGCACTGGGGGGCGTGGTCAAAATCCCACTCGTCGATGGCCTGCTCTATCTGCTCCAGGAGTCCAACCGCGACGCCGTAGGAAATAGGTTCACCGTCCACCCGGATGCACCGGTCTTCGTCGTCGTATTCGATAATCATGCCCGCTCCTTTCTCATCTGATCCAGGGTTCTGTTTACCTGGCGTATGATGTGTTTCTCTCCCAGGCTGATACCAAGCATCAACGCGGACAGGTAGCCTGCCAGGTTAAGCAGCGTCACAACTATAAATTCAGTCCAGTTCATCATTGGTTATTTGTTGGAAATTGGTGCTACCTGCTTTCGCTTTGAGGGATAGAGTGCTATGAATATGGATTTCGTATTCCCCTGGCAGCATTTATGATTGTGAAATAGTCTTATTTTATTATTATTAGTCCGCTATGAATATGGAAGAATATCAATTTCAGCAATTTGTCAAAGAGGCCCTTATAGATATAAATGGAAAAATCATTCAACTGAAAAAAGATGTTGATGTATTAAAGAAAAACACAGCAAGCAAATCTCAGGCCGAAACTATTGATCGCAAGTTGTCTGCGATTTTATCGCAGCTGAAAATTCCTTTCTTTGGACGATAAGGCATTTGCCTTCTTCACTTCCAACTACAAGAAACTCCGTTCCATGTAGAGGTTGCGGAGAGATGGAATATTGTATTTTTACCAGACCATCACCATTAACATAATAGCGGTAATTATTATTCACTAGCTCCTTCGCTTCCTCCACGGTAAGCAGCTTCGCGTTCTTCGGTAATTCAGTATTTGTATTCATGGTTCTTTCCTGGGGGGAGGTTTTCATATTCATGCCGCGGGCTTCTTGGGGTTCTTCGGGCGGGGAAGATCGCGGGCTGTGGTTATTACAAACCCAAGCCTTTGTGCTTCTCGGATAAGAAGAGACTTCATCACTTCTTTGGGCCGGATGCCTTGCTCGGCATAGGCCAACAGGCAATTCTTGATACCGTCCTCCATTTCGCTGAATTTGATGATTGAGTACATGGCGTGTTACGTTTGATGATTTATAAATACACCGAATGGTTATCGTCCGCAAGAAATAAAATCACTATATGATGATTTTATTTCGTAAGCGATTATTGACAAATCATCAAAATGATGTATTATCAACGCATGACGCTGACCAAGGAAGACATTAAAAAATGGCTTAAGGCCTCTGGAAAATCCCGCGAATGGCTCGCAGAACAATGTGGGGTTGACAAAAGAACGCTAAACAACTGGCTAAGCGTATCACGAGAAGTCCCCTCAAAAGCCCTCCTCATCATTCAGCGTCTCATGACCGAGAAGATTTCCCCTATTCCACCCCAAGTGGAAATTGATTTCACGGATGAGGAATGGGAGGTGATAAGCGCAGCCATGACTGCCACCCAGCAAACATTTATGGAGTTTATCAACAGCGCCTTCCGTAACGCGCTCAAAGATTTTGCGGATATAGCTCTTCAAAACGCCGCCAAAGAAAAAGAAGCCGCTCGTAAGAAATTTACCCCTGTAGAAACGTTTACAGCCCCTCCCTTGGAGGCTCAGGGACGAATCATCGGCAACATTGCCGCCGGCAATCTGGCGGATGGAGACACCATTCCGCAGGACATCCGGCTATACCGTGAACTGGAAAAAGGAGAATACCTGCTGCGCGTGAACGGTCACTCTATGGAACCTTCCATTCCGGACGGCTCCGTAGTCATCATGAAAAAATACACCATCCCCCCCATCCCCAAACCTGGAACCATTGTTCAATACCATGATGAACGAGGGGTGACGCTCAAAAAACTGGTTCGCAGGAAAAACCCGGAAACCGGCAAAATGGAATACACCCTCCATCCCATCAACCCCAACTTCGGAGACATCGAACCGATGGACGGCGGTAAAATCTCCGGCGTGTATGTGGAAACGCTGGAACGCTGGGAGAAAGCTTGACGTAGCAGGATCATATTGTTGACGTCAACAATATGATGACTTAACATTCGTTCATGCTCGGCAGGGTCGGTTCGTCCCAGGAATTCACCGGGCTACTTCTCCGGGAACAGACCTCCAGTCTGAACCATGCGCAACGGAGGGGGGGGAGTGATGGGGAGATCCAACAACAACCCCACGGAGCTGATCACTCCGTGGGTTTTTTATTGCCATTACATCTGCGTACAGTAGCATCCTCCCAGAAAAGTGCTCCTGTTCAGCCCTTGGCCTCCGGGTCAGGGGCTTTTTTGTTGTTCTTTCTTCATGAAAAGATATAATTTTCTGGTATGATTCTGGGAAAACTATTCATCTATGCCGCCTCTGCTGTGTGTCTCTCCGTGGCTTCCATGGGAGCTTGCCCGGTGGAAAACATTCAAACCTCTGTAAAAGTAGAAGCCGCGCAAAAGAAATACTGGATCAGCTCAACCGGAAAGACACATAACTCTTCTTGCCGATACTACAATAACTGTAAAGGGTATTGGAGCAATACTGGCAGTGGCAATAACTGTAAGATTTGCGGCGGAGCCAGCAAATAATATTGAAACACTATGAAGATTCTATATGTGATATTTGTGGTGTGGGTATTTATTTCGGGAGTCTCATTTGCTCGAACCGAATGTTCTGTAAAGAGTGATAAAATATTAAATATACATTATTTAAATGAATGCGATTTCAAAATACATTTAAAAGTTTCAAGTGATGAATGGTGTCGTTTGGTGGCTTTTATATATCCAAGAGATAAAAATAAAAAAGATATGTATCCTAGATTTATTACGCAATATTTTTCTAATAAAGATGCACTCGATATAGCAAAAAGTTTAGAAAAATGTTCTAAGTGGGCAAAACTGGCAGAAGAAAATGAATTAGACACAAATAAAATTGTTGCCTCTTACTATGCGCCATTAGAAAAAAATCCAAGAAAGTATTCGTTTGATATTTATTTTATATCCATGTTGAATGAATCTATGATAGATGTGCTTGGAAAAACAAGTTCCCATATTCAGTTGTTTTTTAATGATCCGAATAAAGGAAAAATGACTGTAAGAATTTCTGTTGAAGAAGCACAAAAACTTGCATCCATGTTTCGCGAGGTTCCTAAATTAGAAAAAGAGGCAAAAGACCAAGCTGCTAAAGCTGATACTATTCTAAAGTAAGGGTTATATTCGCCATCTACCTTCTCCGTTTTAACTATTTTCTCTTCCCAACCCACTCCATTTTGAGCAACCCCTATAGTATAGGGGTTGCTCATATCAATCTCACTTCCCGTCCAATCTTAAAGGGAGTCCTTTCATGGCGCGAAGGAGGAACTCGGTCAGATTGACGAAAGCGGCGGCGGAAAAGGCGGCGGCTTTGAACCTGGCCCCTTTAGGTGTGGAAGCTCCGCCCAGGGCCGCGCCGAAAGCGGCCATGCGCAGGGCGCCCATGAAAGCCAGCGGAAAATCCACCCAATCTTTATCCTTCCCGTCAAAAAGTTTGGCGAGATCTTTTCCGGCCCGTTCCAGGTTATCCCAGGAAGCGAACGGAACAAGGGAAGTGGTAGCCTCGTAATAGCGGTAGCCGCACAGGGAAGACATGCCGCGGACAGCTCCGCCCGCCAGCGCGCCCCAGAAGGGGATCCCCTGCAGGGGCCCCTGGAGAGCGTCAATAAAAATGTGCCACCATTCCCGGCGTTTGCGGCGCCTTTCATCATCCGTGAAAAAATTAAGCATGGCGCTCATGGACGCCAGCAGAAGGCCGTGGGCGTAAAACATGCTGACGGACTTCGCCTTATTCTTCATCCCACCCTGCTTCCAGAGGGCAACAGTCTCCGCAAAAGTATTGATGCTCTCACCCCCCAGGAAAAGCATGCCGACATTCCAGACGGAGCGCGTCTGCGCCGCCAGGGACCGCTGCTGGGGCGTCATAGGCTGGGCCTTGCGGGAAAGGGAAAGCTCCACCTCCATCATGGCGCGCCTGTCCGCCTCCTCCCTGCTTAATCCGGGGTTCCTCTTCATCTCCTTCCGGTAAACGGCGTCATAAAGAATGGCGGAACTCACGGCATTCAGGCCGACGTCCGTCTGGGTCAGCAGGTTCATCCCTTTCACGTTCAGCCTCTTCCATGCGCCGGAGGCGGCCCGGCCCGCCTCGTCCGCGCTCATCGCCTCCCGGATGACGGCCGTCTCCGTCGCGTCTCTGGCGTCCAGGGCGGCCCGCTTCATCAACTCGCGCGGGGAAAGCGCCAGCTTGCCCGCCGCCATGCGGGCCATGCTGGCGGCCCATTCATGGGGATCAATCTCATCCGAGCTGAAAGCCGCGTTAATCAGGGCGGTGGACTGCTTGAGCCACGTGCCCACGCGGCCCGGCAGCAGGGTAATGGCCGCCGCGGAACTGATGCGGTTCAGGCTCTTCTGCATCTCCAGAAACCCGCGGACGTTCCCCGCCATCCCCTTGTCGAAGGAATCGCACCAGACCAGCAGCTTATTAAGCGCGTCCCGTCCAATAACCTTCTCCAGAACGCGCGCGCCCCGCGTCCCGTTTTCGCCGCGGTAATTAATAAGGGCGCGCATATCCCGGCTGATTTCCGAGCCATACAGGTAAACATCCTGTTCATTCATGGCGGCGTAATAAGCCGTCAGCACGTCAATACTCAAATCAAGACTGGCATGATGTTTCTTCCGGGCGTGGATAAGCCCGAACTTCCCGCCCGTGGCCGCGTCCCCATAAGAAGCCGCGTCCATGATGGACTGGTCAATCGCCTCAATGCCCACGTCGAAAAACGCCCGGAAATAATTCTCTATCAGCGGGAAGGGGGCGCCGTAACGGCTCTCGGTCACCTCCTTCACCTCCTGACCGCGTTCGTTCAGCTTCTCCCGGAGGGCGCGGGAAAACTCCATCACCTCGCTCCCGGCAAACTGCTCCAGCCCTTCCAGTATTTCCTGCGTAAACCCTTTCAGGCGCAGCATCTCCTGATAATCCTCCTGCTGGGAAAGCAGGATAATATAAGCGGCCTCCATCCGGCTGATATGGTCAAGCTTGTAAGACTGGGCCTGATACGGACTCTTCCCCTTGCCCCACTTGCTGGCCTTTCGGGCTCTCGCGGCGTGTTCCTCAACGTACTTCTCCTGGCTTCCGTAACGGTCAAGCTCCTTCTCCGTAAACACGGCGGCATCCTTCTCGCTCCACACTTCATCCCGCGCATCCGGCCAGATGCGTTCGATCTCCGCTTTCAGCTCCGCGTCCATATCCTTCATCAAAAAGGCGACATGGGCGAGGGTCCTGGCCGCGCCACGCTTGCGGACTTTACGGCGGATCAGATTCAGGACGCCCGCGCGATACTCCTCGCGGGCCTTCCCCTGCCAATCCGGTTCCTGTTCCGTAATGGTCAGGCCTGTATCCAGGCCCCCGCGCTGCTCGTAAATCCAATCCGCTATCTCGTATTCATCCTCGGTCTGGAGAATGCGTCCTGCGGCCTTCTTCACGAACGCCAGCGTATCTTTCTCGCAAGCCTGCTTCTGCACGGCAAACCGGGCCGCCCGGCGTTCAAACTTTTTGGCAATCCCCCTGAACGCGGGCACGGACTGCAACCCCTGCATATACTGGCTGAAATTGAGCAAATAACCGGTCAGGGACATGGGGCCGGACGGCAGCGTTTTCAGGCGGGCCTGTTTCCGGTGGGTAGCCATGGCCTGGTCATCCGTTCTCCCGGCGGCCTCCAGCACGGGCCGGAGCAAATCCTCAATCTCATTCTTTTTACTTTCCGCGGCATTCTCCCAGGCCTCTCTTCTGGTGGCGATAAACTCGCCCAGGGCGCGGGCGGCATTCTCCGCCGTCTCCACGCTCATCTTCTCATAACAGGCATAAGCCTCAAAAGTGGCCTTAGTCACCGTCAGGGCAAGCGCGCCGCCCTCCGCGTCCGTCGTCTCCACCGTCACCATATCCTGCGGCTTGACGTCTTCCCAAAGCGTGCGGCCTTCCTGTTGCCCGGCGGCTTCTTCGTCCAGAACTTCCGGGAAATTCTTTCGGAAAAAGGCGTCATACTGGGCGGGGGTCATCTCCATCAGCCGCAGGCGGTCTTCCAGCCTCCGGTAACTCTCCGCGTCCATCTTCCCGCGCAGCGGCTTCCCCTGCGGATTCGTCCGCGGAGCCACGGACGCCGCCACGCGGCGGATGCGGCCCAGCGTCCGATCCTTACGGAAACGGTCAATCTGCTCCACCACGCGGGCCATAAACTTCCCCACAAGCCGGAACACCTTCTGCTCCCCGTACTCCTCCAGAAACTCGGCCCCGTGCTCCTCAAACAACCGGCGCCACACCTCCTGTTCCACCCCCTTGCGGGCCGCCAGGGCGGCCCTGTTATCCGCGTCCGGAGCGGAATCCAGCTCGTAATCGGCCTGCCGTTCGGCAATCTCCCTCCGGGCCTCCTCCACCACATCCTCCAGCTCCGGCCTCTTCTCCGCCCAATTAACAAAACTCTTGCCGATGCTCCCCTCCATAATCTCCGGCCACCTATTCATCGGAATCGCTTCCAACGCGCTGGCCACCGCATCGCCCGGCGCCATCTTCCCGCTATTCCCGTAAAGCAGGGAAAACACATTCAGCCAGATTTTGTAAGGTTCCAGCCCGAACCCGTACGTATGGGGAAGAAACCGCTCCACCGTGGAAATCAGCTCCTGCGCCTCCGCCAGCAGCTCAAGGCCGCGCTCCCGGTCCCCGGTCTCAAACAGGCGCAGCTTACTCACGGACCGCTGCGCGGCGGCCCGCATCCTGAACACCATCTCATCGTAAAGCCAATCCCCGTTCGGAGCCAAAACCCTGCCGGCCATCCGTCCAAACCTCCCGGCCCCGAACGTAATGCCGCCAAGCTCCGTAATATCCCCCGTCAGCGGAATCGAAAACGGCGGAGCGTCCAGCAGCCGGAACCCGTTCAGGCCGCTCATCACCACGCCCTCGCTATTCTTCTCAAACGACCCGGCAAGCCGCGCCTCCTGCTCCCCGTGGGAAAAAACATACACAAACGCCGGCTGCAGCGTCCCGGTCTCCAGTTCCTGCCTCATCCGTTCCAGGCGCGGCAGGGCCTCCTTCGCCCAGGCGTCGTCCCGGCCCGCCAGCTGGCTCATGCTCTCGCCCAGATAAGCAAGCGCCTGCTCCCGGCTCATGTTCCCGGCGCCCACAGCAAACCCCTCATACCCCTGAATCACATGCTGCACCTCGTGCAGAATCGTATCCAGCACCATGCCGGGAGCCGCGTTCTTCCCGCCCCGCGCCACATTCACGGCAATATAATGCTCCTGCGGATCGGTAAACCCTCCCGTGCCGCTCCTGCTGTCCCGGTAAAAATCCACCCGCAGCTTCCGCAGCTCCGGGTAAGCCCGGAACAACTCCGGGAAATCCAGGGCCGCGGCCAGGGAAACATTCACATGCCCCCCCTCGCTCACGCTGACGTGCTCCTTCCTCAACCGCACCCCGCGGGAATCAATAATCGCCTTCCGCTTCCCGTCCGCCGGATCCGTGTAGGAAAGTCCGTTATTGTGGTACTCCTGGAAGGACTCTGCCTTCTCCCCGATAATGGAAAACGTCGCCGTCGGATCCTCATAATCCGCCCACGCTCCCCCGGTGGACTCGTCCGCAAACGCCGTAATCTTGATATCGTTCCCGTCAAAAATCACGTAATTATACGTCTGCTCCTCCTCTGCCTTATTGCGGGTATAGCCGTCAGCATACTTGATTCCCTTAATATCGCTGGACAGCAAAGACACGCTGGCGGCCTTCTGCGCCTCCTGTTTCGTGCCATCTTCTCCATCCCAAAAAGCATCAAACAACTCCTGATAAACATCTTTGCCGCTCACGTTTTCGCCGCGGTAATCCGCCCGTCTTTCGGCACGTTCCAAAGCATACCGCACCTCTTCCACCGGGGAATCCTTCAACAAGGCAAGAACCGTCTCGTCCACGTAATCCCAGCCCATCAACTCGGAATCCTCTACATTCAGCTCCACGCGGTAATTGGAAGGCATGCCCGTCCTCACCTCTATCTCGTCCAGATGGTCAAGC